GGACGTGTTCCCGATTCACGGCGATGACGCCAGCTACCTCGCGATTGAGAGCAATCCTCGGACCCGCGAGATGTATGCCAAGTTCGGTATCCCGTGCTTCTGGGTGACGGAGGAGGGCACCTGCCTGACCGAGGGCACAAGGATCGTGAAGCGGCTGCCGCGTTGACATCCGCCACGCGGGCATGAGTGAAGCCCAACGTGACGAGGTGATGCCACGCGGTGCCTGGCAGTTCGATCAGGAAGTGACCGCAGCTTTCGACGACATGCTCCAGCGGAGCATCCCGCAATACAATGCCATGCGGATGGTGACCTTCGAGGTTGGCCGGCGCTTCGTGCAGCCTGGCACCACCATCATCGACATGGGCTGCTCTCGCGGCCAGGCACTTCTGCCGTTCGTCTCCACCTTCGGCGCGGCAAACGACTACATCGGCTTGGAAATCAGCGAGCCGATGATCGAGGCCGCCCGCCAGAACTTCAACTACCACCCGCACGGCAATCGCGTCACCATCCAGTCTGCCGACCTGCGCCACGAGTTCCCTGGTGTGACCTCCAGCCTCGTGCTCTCGGTGCTCACGTTGCAATTCACCCCCATCGAATACCGTCAGCAGATCATCCGCCGCGTGTTCGAGTCGCTGGCGCCGGGTGGTGCCTTCATCCTCATCGAAAAGGTCCTCGGTGCGACGTCCAAGCTCGATGAGGCGTTCGTGAACCTGTTCCTCCAGATCAAGCGCGAGAACGGGTATTCCGAAGAGCAAATCGACCGCAAGCGGATGTCCTTGGAGGGCGTGCTGGTGCCGGTGACCGCCCGCTGGAATGAGGAACTTCTCCACCAGGAAGGCTTCACGTCCGTCGATTGCTTCTGGCGGCATCTGAACTTTGCCGGGTGGGTCGCCGTGAAGCCATGAGCAAGCCAAGATCCCATGAAGACGGGCGGCCATCGCTCGATCCGGAAGTCGCAGAGAAGATCCTCGACGCGGATTTTCAGAACGTGGTGCGCAAAGTGGCGGCGGGCAAACCGCTGACAGTCGCCGAGCGCACCCGCATCGAATCACGGGCGGCCGGCAGCGTGGAAACCTTGGCCTATGCCAAGACGCTCGTCGAACTGGCTGCCGTGCTTGGTGTTTCCCGCCGCACGCTCTCGACCTGGCAGAAGATGGAAGGCGCACCCAAGCCGCTTTCCAATGGACTCTGGCCGGTGGCGGATTGGCGCGAGTTCGTCCGCATCCGCGGGCTCAATGCGGGTCGCACTCCGGTCGGCAATGAGGAGGCACTCAAAGCCCGCAAGCTGCTGGCAGAGGTGGAAGAGCGGGAGCTCCGCATCGCCGTGAAGAAGGGTGAATACGTCCCGATCTATCAGGTCCGCGAGGAATGGATCGGCCTGGTCGCCCAAGCCACCTCGATCCTGCGGGCAAAGTTCGAGAATGAACTGCCGCCGATTCTATCAGGTCTCGACGCCACCGGCATCCAGCGGGAGTGCCGCCATGCGATTGATGAGGTTCTCCGCTGCCTTCACGAATCATGAAAGTCCTCAAGGAAATCTGGCGCGAAGCATGGCAGCCACCCGACCGGCGGCCCGCCTGGGCGTGGTGTGAGGACCACATCGAGGCAATCCCGTATTCTCCCAACCCCGGACGCTTCCGCTCGGAAAACTCGCCGTGGATCCGCGAGGTCATGGAAGCGCTCGTCGATCCACGCATCCGACTGGTTTCGATCATCGCATCTGTGCAATCGTCGAAAACCACGGCACCGGAACTCACGCTCTGCTACATCATTTCCAACCTGCCCGGACCGGCGCTGTGGCTCGACCAGACCGACGAGGACGCCCGCGATTATTCCGAGTCGCGCCTGCAGAAGCTCTTCGACCAATGCGAGCCGGTGGCCCGCCTCATGCCGACCGGCATCCACCGCCACAAGCGCAAGAACAACGCGATCCAGTTCACTAACGGCATGACGCTGTGGATTCTCGGAGCGCACAACAAGACCAACCTCCAGCGTCGCTCGATCCGATGGTTGATCGGTGACGAAACCTGGCGCTGGCCGCAAGGACACATGGCGGAAGCAGAGGCCCGCGTCACCGCCTTCGGTTGGCTCGGCAAGTGCATCTTCATGAGCCAGGGCGGCGAGGAGGACGACGACACCCACCGCAAGTTCGACATGACCGACCAGCGCGAGTGGACGTTTGCCTGTCCGGAATGTCATCACCGCCAACCGTTCAAGTGGGAATGCGTCGAGTGGAGCAAGTCGGCCCGCGACGAAACCGGCGAGTGGGATTTCGATGAAGTCCGCCGCACCACCGCGCTGCGTTGTGAGTCATGCAATCACTACTTCAGCGACAGCGAACGGACCCGCCGCGAACTCAACGCCACCGGTGCCTTCGTCGCCAGAAACCCGAAAGCCTCGAAGGAGAACGTGGGTTTTCACTGGAATGCCCTGTGCGCGATGAGCTGGGGGCAGTTGGCCGAACTCTACCTGCGGGCCAAGGCGTCGGCGAGGAAAGGCGATGTCTCGTTGCTCCAACAGTTCTATCAGAAACGCCTCGGTCTGCCGTGGCGGGAATACGTCGAGGACTACAAACTCGAAATCGTCAAATCCGGCTACAAGCGCGGCGAAACCTGGGAGGAAGAGGGCGCGATCGATCCGAAGACCGGAAGAATCCTCGCCGCGCCACTGCCCGAGCGCACCGGCCTGATCCCGCTGCGATTCCTCACGGTGGACTGCCAGATGGATCATCTTTTCGTCGTGGTCAGGTCGTGGTCGGCGGAAGGATCAAGCCGCCTTGTCTGGAACGAGCGCATTCTCACTTTCACCGACATCGACGTGTTGCAGGAGCGCTTCGGAGTGCATCCGAGCCTCGTTTTCCTCGACGCCGGCTATGCGACCTACGACGTCTATCGCGAGTGCGCCAAACGCGGTTGGGTGGCACTCATTGGCGACCGCCGCCCGGTCTATGCCCACAAAGGCCGCGACGGCAAAAGCATCCAGCGGTTCTACTCGCCCCGGCGCAAGGTGGTGCTCTCACATCGCCAGCACTGCCACGTCCACTACTGGAGCAACCTCAACATCAAGGACACGCTCGCCCGCCTCCGCCGCAATCAGGATCCCGCGCAAGGCCCGACCTGGGAAGTCCCCGACGACATCGACGACGACTACCTCGCCCAGATGGAAAGCGAGCACCGGATCAAGGAAAAGGGCCAGTGGATGTGGAAGCAGATCGGCTCGCGACCGAATCACTACCTCGACTGCGAAGCGGAACAGGCCGCGGCTGCGACCATGCTGAAAATTGTCGGACGCGAGTCCATCGCCGCCGCCCCGGTTGACACTCCGGACGGGGAGTCATGAAGAACGTCACGATCCTCCGTTTCCTCACCGCCGTGGGGTCTGCCCTCTCCACGCTGGCGGCGCTCGACCTCGCCGGGCTTGCTCCGATCTTCGATCCGGGCGTCGCCGCCTACCTGCTGGCCGCCGGTCCCGCCGCGCTCGCCCTCAAGGAAATCGTCGTCGTGCTCGGCGATTGGTTCGATGACGGCAAACCGAACCGCTCGTTCCGCGTGGCCTTGTTGGCGGCTGCGCTCGTCATTCTGAGCCTGCCACTGCTCGTTTCCTGCACCACGCCGCCGGTCGATGGATCGGTCGGAAACCAAGACGGTCGATTCACGCTGCACCCGGATGGGCGCGTCGAAATCATCATCGAACCCCGCACCTCGAAATAAGCCATGGCCACCGAAACATTCACCGATTGGTTCAATGCCCAGGGGTTCCGGCACTTCGGGGCAGGGGAGTTCACCCGCTACTTCGCCGCGCAGCGCAAGGGCGTGAGCAACAGTCAGCCGCCGAAGCGCCTGTGGAAGAACATCGTCCCAACCCTGCGCATCGTCGATGAACTTCGCGCTGCATTGGTAAAACCCTGCCGCATCCTGAGTTCGTATCGCTCCCCGGCTTACAACAAAGCGGTCGGTGGCGCGGCGCTCAGCCAGCACCTTGAATTCACCGCGCTGGACATCGCCTTCGACGGCGTGAGCCCGCAGCAGGTCTATGACCGGCTCATCGAGTGGCGCAAGTCCGGCAAGTTCATCGGTGGCATCGGCCTCTATCCGTCGTCCGGCTTCGTCCACATCGACACGCGCGGACGCAACTCCACCTGGAAAGGCAAGTGATCCATGGCACGCGGACTTTTCATCACCGGCTTCACCGTCGCCGAGGTGCTCGCCATCCAGGCGCGGGCCAAGGAACTCCTGCTCGAAGGCAAGACCATCATGAACTGGAACGACGCGGAGACGTCCGTCGCCAAGCAGTTTTCGATGCCAGTGGATCAGGTGCTCGATGAATGTGGCCATGCCCTGCGGGTGCTCGACCCCGCCACCTACGGCAAATCCCGTATCGCCACCGCCTCCCATATCTCCGGGCACCTCGCGAAATGAATCGCCTGCAATCCATCGCTCGCCTGTTCCTGCCGCCCGTGCTTCTGCCCAAGGCGTGGGGCTCGCCATTTGAGGCCGCGAACTGGTCGCCGCGCCGTGGTGCGGTTCCCGGTGCCTCACCCTCTGACGCTCGCAAGGAACTCACTCCGAGCGTGCGCACCGAGCTGGTCCGCAAATCGCGCTACCTCCACAAGAACAGCGGTTTCGTCCGGGAACTGGTCGCCAACATGGCGATCTACTCGACCGGTGACGGCATCCGCGTCCAAGCTCAGTCGCCTGACCCGGAGTGGAATCGCACCGCAGAGGAATACTTTGTCTATTGGTCGGCGCGCTGCGAAGTCACCCGGCGCTTTTCCTTCGAGGAATGCCAGGCACTCGTCTGCCGGGGCATGGACATCGACGGCGAATACTTCATCCACAAGACGCGTGACCTGGATGGTGAACCACGCCTCCAGTTGATCGAGTCCCACCGGATCGGCGATGAAATGGGGTCGAAGGAAACCACCGATGGGATCGGCCTCGATGTCTTTGGTGCCCCGGTTTTCTACCGCGTGCTGCAGGACGACAACACTGCCCGCGATCTCCCGGCCCCGGCCATCCTGCACATCCATGAACCGGAATGGGCGGGCGGTGTGCGCAACCACCCGACGATCCAGCATTCAATCAATCACATCCTCG